CTTCCCGGGGCCGAGCATCTCCTTCTGCTGGGACTCGGACATGGAGTCCAGCAGGTTGCCGAACGTCTGGCCCCTGACCGGGTTGTCCTGCCGGCCGAGAGGAACCAGCGTCGTCCGGCAGCGGATGTGCCAGGGCGGCGGGCCGGGAAACGACTCCGTCCCGTGCCCCACGGCCCGGCCGCTCCGAAGTGCCCATGTTCTGCCGGCTCGAGCCCTGCAGATGTCCGATGTGCGCCCGTCCAGGGGGTTGATCGCCTGAATCATCGTCACCACGTCGTCATTGGCGACGTAGGTCTCGTAGCGGGCCGCATTCGAGGCGCCGGACATGCCGGTAGTCACCGTCGCCTGTGCGTGCCGCTCGAAGGTCCGAAACATGCCGTTGGTATACTGCAGCTCCTTCTCTCCACGAATCGAGCGGACCATGTCCGTCAGATTACCGTCTGCTGTTACGGTCTGGCGCAGGCGGCGCACCAGCTCGTCCCGGGCGCTGCGCCCCTGACGACTGAAGTGGCTGCTGGCCGTGGCCCCGTCGATGAGGAGATCCTCAGCCACCTTCTTCGCCTGCGTCGGCGTCAGCGTCCGCTTGAGATTCAGCCCCGCAGCTTGAGCCAGGCGTACCGCCTCGACGCTCTCGTCCCCTACAATATCTGCCTGGGTGCCGAGAAACCGGCGCGTGATCCGTCGATATGTCGCCCTCGCCTCCTCCCCGAACTCTGCCCCGATCCGGGTGACCCGGTTGAGTTGATCCCCCCGGCGCACCGGATCTGCAGGGTCGATCCTGCGGAGCAGAGACACCGCCACCTTCTCGAGATCCCGCACGTCACGGATGGCCCTGCGGGTCACGTCGGCCTGGACGCGCAGCAGGGACACGTCGCGGGACGTGAGGGACGCCTCAAGGGCCTTCGTATCAGCCACCAGCCAGCCTCATCAGCAGAACAACCCCAATGCCGACGACCAGGGTCGCCGCCACGCCAGCGAGGAACCCCAGGCCCCGCGCAACATCCTCACGGTGCTGGATGGCTTCCAGCACCGTCCGGTCTGCTTCCAACGCTTCCGTCGCTGCCAGCACCTTTCTGGCCGCCGCGGCGGCTCTTGTATCAGCTACCATATATCCCGCATCGGCGATCCGTTAGCATTCGGCACCATGCTACGCGGTCGGCTTGTTCTTCGACTGTCCCCTGATCTCTCATCAGGGCGACTTCATGGGGACAGGCCATGCTGGGCGCTATGTAGCAGTCGCCGTCCATCCAGACACTACTATCCCGTCTGATGAAGTAAGGCCCATCGTATGACGACACCTGATCTTCGCAGATAACCCCAATGCCCTTCCATCCGCTTATTGTGTGCACCTTCAGGCGAATTAGATCGCCGACCTTCAACAGCCGCCTTCGCACCGTCATTCGTCGTCCAGCACCGGGGGCAGTGCCAGCCCCGTCGTCGCCGCGATCTGCTGGCGTTCCTCTGCCGAGGTGATCCCCGGACGGGTGATCTCCCCGCGCTGCAAGTTGTGGTAGAACGTGTCGTATGCCATTGCTCCGGTCTGCAGCGCCTCGAGCATCACCCGCAGTTCGTCAGGTGTGAGCCTGGCGTCCACCAGATCGGTATTGCACCGCACGAGGGCCTCCCCGGTAACTCCTGACAGGTTGAGCATCGTCGTCACGGTCTGCGACAGGCCGGCGTTGCACGCCTGCACCGTGCCGGCGACCGTCGCCTGCTCCCGGCCCTGCCGCAGTCGATGTGTCTCCGCAGTCTCGGCAGCGTTCTTCTCGGCCTCGATGAGTCGGGCACCGAGGGAGGCCATATAGCCGACACTGCTGTCGATTGCGTCCTTGAGCGTGCCCAGCCCGGCACCGGAGAACTCGAGCATCCCGATCTTGACATCGGAATCCCCACCAGTCCAAGCCGTACCGGAGCCGATCTTGAGCTGCTGGTCTTCGGTCAATCCGAAGACGTACGGCGTCGGCAGGGCCGTGTAATGGAGCCCGTGCCGGTAGTCCGTCATCATCCTGTAGTGGTCGAGGTTGGCATCTGCCAGCGGCAGCAGGGGCGGATCTTCGGGGTCAGGGCCGAGGCTGCGGGCGTTGACGAAGACAAACGGCACCGTCGGCAGACGCGCCCCGCGGAACCTCGGCTCATGCGTGTCGAAGAGGATGAACTTATTGTTCGACACGGAGGCTTGACCGACATCGCTGGATCTGCGCCAGAGGTTGACCAGCAGCAGCCCGCCCTCGTCGAGGTGAACGTCTCGCCACTGGTCGATCTGCTTGAACTGGTAGGGATCGTCTCCGTCAGGGACGTTTACCGATTCCTTGAGCACGACCCGCGATAGGCGCGGGCGCGGCCCCGTCTCATCCATCTGCCAGTTGACAATACTCTCGGCGCGATAGCGGCTCAGATGCGCCCGTGCGCCAGGTGTTGCCGTTGTCGGGAGGGACACGTACAGGCCCACGCGACCGAGGGCGAACACCTCGTCGAACGACTGCTGGGCGAATCGCTCGAGGGGCACGCGCTGGAGCGTCACGTCCTCGATCAGCTCCTCGGCCTGGACGCTGGGGAGCGTCGTGACCGTCTCCCGACGAAACACCAGACCGGACACCCCCTGGAGAGTGCGGGCCGTGGCGCCATAGTACAGGCCCCGCTTCGCATACGCGTCGTATTCTGTGCCGTCCATGCCCGAGAGCTGCGGCAGGTACTTGTCCTTGGCCGCCTTCACCCGGTCGCCGTCGAGGGCGTCCCTCACCCGCTCCCACTTCGGAAGCATCGCGTCGTAGTCTGGATGCGTGCTGTCTACTGCCATCGTGTTGTCACCTTGGAGTTTTTGGGCCGCTCCACGGTCAGATACCCATCACTTTGCGTTTCCTTATTACGCGGCTCACTATCGGATACTCGTAGGACAGGTAATAAGAGAGGGCGTCGCTGATATGCGTCAGCGTTGCGTCAGCTCGCTTGTCGATCTCGCCCGAGCCGCCGGCCAGCAGGGTCACGCCCTCGAGGTCGCGCACTACGTGCGGAGCAGCCTCTGGATCGACCTTGAGCCGCACCGTGCCGTCGCCGGCCTTCAGGCGGGCGTTGGCGGCGTTGACTCGCGCCCGCTCCCGGGGGTTCGCCTTCGGCACGCGGAGGGTCAGCCGGTCGCCAAATGTCGGGCGCAGTTCTCGCGTGACGATGTCCCAATCGCTGCCGGCTACCTGGGCCGTGCCCGAGGCGCCACCAGTCGCGTCACCGTAGCAGATCACCCGCCCGGTGTGGTTGCCCCAATCCTTCACCAGCCTGCGGCAGACGGCCGGCGTGTTGGAGTTGCGCGGGATGTAGACCTCGCCGATCACCGCCGTGCCGTGCTGCTGCTCCTGGCAGATCGCTGCCACGCCTGGCGCCACGTTGAAGTCGAAGCAGAAAGCAAGCGGCTGGGCCGGGTCGTAGCTGTCTCGCAGCCGGGCGTAGTGGTCGGCCTCGTTGAAGGGGTAGTAGCAGCGCCCCTCGAACGAAACAAACGAGCCCTCATATTCCTGCAGGAACGTCAGCTCATCGAGATCGTTGCGGGCCGCGTCCACCTCGTCGGCGGGCAGGATGTCGGCCGATTTCCAGTGATACCTCGCCCACCCGTCTGCGGTAGCTGCCTGCTGCCACAGGTCGTAGTAGTGGTTGCGCCCCTCGGGCACGCCGATCATGTCACACCAGCCGTTGCGGTCAGCCAGGGCGGGGCGCACATTCTCCGGCCAAGCCTTCGCCTTCATATTGCCGTATTCGTCGAGCACGCCGCCGTCCCAGGGGCTGCCCTCGATGCGCTCGGGCTTGTCGAGACCTATGACCCACAGCTCGGCGTTGGTCACCAGGCCGAGGCGCAGTTCCGTCTCGCTGACATCGACAACATATTCCTTCGGCATCAGCGCCTTGAGATCCGTCCAGTAGATGCGCTTGGCCTGATCTCGAGTGGGCGCCGCAGCGAAGTATCGCGGGCGGTCGTGGATGCTGCCGAAGAGGGCGGCCCGCACCAGCTTACGCTTCGCCAGTTCTGTCTTGCCGGATCGACGGCCGGCAGGTACCACATTAAAGCGGGCAGGGCTGCCCCTGTATTCCTGCTGCGCGGCGTGGGGGCGCATGGGCGTCCAGCGATCAGTTAGACCCGCCACTGCGCTCCTCCATCTTCGTCAGCGTGGCGTGGATCGCCTTGGCGATCTCGTCGGGGTTGTCGCCCTCGTGTGACTGCGGGCCGCGATCTGACCAGCCCATCCTCGCCTTCGTCCAGAATATCTGAGCCGTGACGTTGCCGCCGATGGCTTGCTTGTAGAGCGCCCCGGCGACTGCCGCGTTGGCCCGGATCGCACCGCCCCGGATCTCGTCCCGGTAGTGTTTCCGTAAGGTCTTGCCGGTGATGCCGACCGCGATGGAGATGTCGTCTTGAGGGATGCCATACGCAGACATCGCCTTGACTGACTTGCGGCTTTCTTTGGTGGGCTGGTGCGCGGGGGTCGCCATTAGCCTGCCGCCTGGGCCTGGGCCACGTCCTCACCCGACAGGCGCTCGGCCTTGACTTCCTCGAACGTGCGGCCGTCGCCGTCGAGGATAGCCTCTTCGTTGGTGTATTCCTGCCAGCGGGTGACGGACACGTCCACGTAGGGAGGGTCGATCTCCATGCCGTAACACACTCGGCCCTCGGCGTGGGCTGCCACGAGGGTGGTGCCGCTGCCGAGGAAGGGGTCGTATACGATGTCGCCCGTCTTGCCGTGGTGGCGTATAGGTCGCGCCATACACTCGACCGGCTTCTGTGTGCCGTGGCCGGTAGGATTCTGCGTATGGTCAATATCCCACACGGTTGATTGCTTGCGGTCACCGCACCAACCCGCAGTTGCTCCGTCCCTTACTCCGTACCACGCCGACTCAAACTGCCAATGATAGTGGCCCCTCGATATGGCAAACCTCGACTTACGCCAAACTATTAACGCCCGCCTGTCGAAGTTGCAAGCGTCTAAGTGGCCCGCAAGAGGCACCAGCATTTTGTGTCCGTGCCACACGTAGACAACGTCCCCAGAAAACAACTCATATGCTGCTTGCCAATCGCACCTATCGTCGTTTTGCACTTTACCTGTTGCTGCATCAGTCGAAAGACCCGCCGTAATACGCCACGAGGGGTCATACTCCACGCCATACGGCGGGTCGGTGACCATCATGAACGGCGCATCCCCCGCGAAAAGGCGCGACGTGGCGCTGTCGGCCGTGCTGTCGCCACACAACACACGATGCTTACCCATACACCACAGATCGCCCTCTCGCGACACAGGCGTGACAGGCGGCTCGGGTGTCTCATCGGACGGCGCGTCGTCAAGGCCATCCTCCCCGAACAGCACCTCAAGTTCGCCCTCGTCGAAGTCGGGCAGATCCACATCCGCAAAGTCGCCCAGGTCGAGATCGTGCGTGGTCATAAAATCAAACACGCCCTCGGGCTGCGGCTTGCCGTAGGCGCTGGTCAGCTTCAGTAGCTTGCGGGCTGCCCCGGCCTCGTCGTCAGCTTCGATCTCGACCACCGGCACGTCGCCCTCTACGTCCCACCCCTCGCGCTCGAGGACCGTGGTGCGCTGGTGGCCGTCGAGGATTTTGTCGCGCCACACGAACACCGGGGCCATGAAGCCCTCGGCCAGGATCGACGCCTTGAGCTTGGCATACCTGCTGTCGTCGAGATCCTTGAACCCTCCCTGAAACGGCGTCAGATCAGCCAGGGGCCGCCGCTCGAGGTGCCCGTGCGGGTCACACGTGACGGGGATTTTTTTAGTGCGGGAGGATGGTGTCACAGGGCGTATTCCCTCCAGTTCGCCCAGGACAGGGCGTGATACTCTCCCGTGCCGTCCCGGAACCATCGAGTTCGATAGCTGGGATGGGCTGACGGTCGGAGGTCAACGTGGAAGCCGGGGCGATGCCATGCCGGATACAGGCCGATAGCCGCCCAGAGGTTCAGCCGCTCGAGAACGAGAAACGTCTCGAAGAGGTCTTCGGGGTTCGCTGAGTTGCAGTCCCAATCACACGCCAGGCAGAGGGAGTCGGCCTGCGGGACGATCCGGCCCTGCTGATGGCTGGCGACGTGGTCGATGCCGGTGCGGTGGAGCGATGCCGGAGCGTGGCTCGAGGAGTCCGCGGCGACGGCGTCTCCGTGCGGGTGGACGGGGGTGCCTGCAGAGTTGCGGCTGAAGTTCATCGGCCGAGAAATCCACTGACGGGTCTCCCCCAGCCCGGCAACGAGATCCGGGTGGAGATCGTCGGGGCGCTCGAACTCTGCGCTGGAGATGTGCGCCGGCCAGTTCATCCCTGCTCTGGAAGGTTGTGCCCCGAAG